CACGCTGATCTTTTTGAACAGGATTATCTTTTAAAACAGTTCGTAGAAAATAATAAAATATCCAGAATATATTATTCGGGTGATTGCAATCATGTAAAATCTATTGTTGGCAAAGAATGTAACCAACAGCCCCAGATGTGTATTTACATAGTCAATCAGATTTTCAAATTTAGCACGATAGTAAACATTTGTAATGAAACTTTAGATAATTTTGGCCTAGGCACTTGGTTGTATTTGTCGATTAACAAATTTAATGCCATTCCAGAACCACAAACATCTGTTCCTGATTCGTATGACGACGCCATTTTTTCTTATATCAGTTCACAGGTAAGGCACAAATTATACAACTACATTAGTGGAAAAAATGATAACGGCACACAATTTAATTGGGTACATCCTTTAACCAGGTTTTATTTTCGCAATGAAGATATTAAAAAAAATTCCTGATCATAATGAAAAATATTTGTTAGCTAGATATCAGGCAACATTTTATCCAATATCTGCACCAGTAGACGAATTTATAAAAGATTATACAAAAAATAAGACAACCACAATTTTGTTTAGCGGTGGATGTCGATTGAATATTGATGGAACTTTTATAGAACCATCTATGTTTTCTAAAGCCAAAATTGACTGGAAACCAAACACCCTGTTTATTGATCCTGCGAATTTACAACTGATCGAATACTGTATAAAGAAAATAAATTCTGACGTATTATGTATAATTAACAGCACTTTGTGGATACAATATCAAGACTGGCAAACTATTTTAGATAACATAAAAAAATGTAGAAAATTGACAAAAAATATACTAGTAACTTTACCGCTAAACAGATTTAATTTTAATAGATTAAAATATTCTTATGAAAAAATTGCAGATGAATTAGGTGGTGTTGTCATTGATGATACTATAATAATATGCCAATAACTATTTTGCGATGGAAGTCAGGCTATGCAGGAGATACAATTTTAAAATTGATATTGGATTCTAATCCAACCTTGAATAGTCAAGTTCGTTACGTTGGATTAAATGATAGTAAAACTGTAATTGATAATGAATTTGTAAGTAATTTTCCTTTTACAGAAATAACTAAGATGTCATTAACAGAAATTGATGTTGATCAAGAGAGACTAAATGTTCAATTACAGGAACTCTATCAGTTAGATACACAAAAAAGCTGGATTCTAAAAACACACATTTATAATAACAAGTTTGATTGTTTTTTAGATCTAATTGACATTACAATTACAGTAGATACTCTTCCGTTTGTGATTAAAGCCAGTTTAGAAAAAAATAGTAGAGAAAAAAAATTATTACCAAATTACCATCAGCTTTGTGTCAAAATAAAAAATCCTGAAATTTTGTACAAATTTGATTGTTACAATTTTATCAAAGATCGTATACAGCCTAGAACACTATCAAATAAACAAATTTCTTTGAATGATTTTCTTAGAGGGTGGGATTATTTTGTCTATTCTGTTCGTCAAGTTGGTTTATATGTGTCAGATAATTGCAAAGAATATTACACCAATTGGATAGATCAAAACAAAAAATTTTTACCAACAAATACATATTTGACAATGGTTTCTAAACAAGATTACGATTATACCAATCCAGATTTAACTATTGAAGAACGCTATTGCCTGCTTGTGTTATCAGGCAGCAGTTTTAAAATTTTGCAATGAAAAATTTTATTTTTTCTCAAATAACAGAATATCAACTGGAAATTACAACCTATTGTAATGCTGCCTGTCCCCAATGTCCTAGAAACATACAAGGTGGTCCCGTAAATCCCTATATGCCTCTAGTGCATTTAGACAGGTGTGCTATTGATGCTGCGTTTAGCGTCGAACATTGTAAAAGTTTACGACAAATATTTTTTTGCGGCAGTTACGGCGATCCTATCATGCATCCCGACTTTCTGGATATACTACAGGACTTTAGGCGGAAGAATCCAACACTTTGGTTATACTTTCATACCAACGGCGGAGTTCATGACGAAAACTACTGGGGAGAAATAGCCCGTATAATGAACGGGTACGGTCAGATTGATTTTGGATTTGATGGATTAGAGGATACTTTACATCTGTACAGACGTAATGTAAAATATGCAACAGCTATGCGTAATGCCCTGGCGTTTATTCGTGCTGGTGGTAGAGCACAATGGAACTATATTGTTTTTAAACACAACGAGCACCAAGTTGAACAGGCAAGAGCGTTAAGTCAAGAATATGGCTTTTTTAATTTCTTGGCTAGAAAAACTGGAAGATTTTACGATCATAAAAACGAAACTGCTTATAAAAATTGGCCTGTACTAGATAAAAACAAAAACATTGAATATTGCTTAGAAGAACCCACACTAGAGGAATTGCGTAATCCCAGTGTACAAAAAATTGAAGTAATAAAAAAGATGCACGGTAGCTTTAGAAAGTATCTTGAACTAACTGATGTTCAATGCGATGCGCTGCTAGGCAACAAAGTTGTTATAACTGCTGAAGGATTAGTATTGCCGTGTAATTTCTTTGAGCATAACATGTACGATGCCAGATTCCGTGACAGTGCCATGCCAGGGGCGCATGAATCAAGTTTTACTGGCCCAGGAAGAATTCAAGTAAAAGCGTTTGTTGAACAATATAAAAACGAATTAGACATCAATAACAAAAGTTTAGAAGATATTTTTCAATCAAATTTTTGGACTGAGCTTGTTGATCGCTGGTCTGGATCAAACAAAATTATGGAATGCGCCATGACGTGCGGAGAAAAATTTACAAAAGTTTGGGATCAAGGAGGATCTATTAGATGAAGATGTTGGTAACAGGCGGCAATAGAGGGCTAGGTAAACACCTAGTTGAACAATTTGCAGGTACAAGTGTCAGTCGTGCAGACGGCATTGATATTACCCGCAATACAGATGCGATTGCTGCAATGAGCTTGGACTACGATGTGTTTGTCAATAACGCATTTGATGGTCCTCCGCAAGAAGCATGGGCTAACTTTGCTCAGTCACAGGTGTATTTTGCTGTTTATGATGCATGGCGGGCAGCTAATAAAACAGGATGGATCGTCAATATTGGCAGTGTGGGTAATAAAATCGTTGTAGCTCCAGAACCAAGATTTGAAACTTATCGTGTAGCAAAAGCAGCCTTAGAGCATGCTAGCCAACAGGGCACAGCAGCATTTAAAGCAAATACAGTATCATTTAAAACTACATTAATTACACTGGATCGATTAGATACTGAACTTAGTCGTAGTAGACCTACATGGACAGGAAATGGAATTGATCTAGAAGCAGTATCTAATTTTATAAAATATGCTCAAACTTTGGATCCAAACACATGTATAGAGGAAATAACATTTTATTGTAATCTAGACTATAAGGCATAATTATATGCTGTATGTCATGGCTATTCGAATCCACTCTTGTGGAATCACTTCCTGAAGATTGTGTAGGATTTGTGTATTTGATAACGAATACTGTATCTGGGCGCAAATACATAGGAAAGAAGTTAGCTAAATTTTCAAAAACTACAGTACGAACAGTAAAACTTAAAAACGGTAACAAAAAGAAAAAGAAGATCAGAAGCAAAATAGATAGCGATTGGCAAGAATATTATGGCTCAAATGACGAACTCAAAAAAGACATACAAACTCTAGGCGCAGACAAATTCACTAGACAAATACTGTATTACTGTAAATCAAAAGCAGAATGTTCATATATTGAAGCAAGAGAACAATTCCGACACCAAGTCTTAGAATCAGATGATTATTACAACGGGCATATACAGGTCCGTGTCCATGGCTCTCATATAAAAAACAAACTTTAACAAATTGAGTAATGATTAGATTATTATTTTCTGGATGCTCCATTGTTCAAGGTATTGGATTAGATTTAGAAAATCAGAATTCAATGCATTATGCAAATGTGTTAGCTGCAGAAATGTTTGGTGATGATGTTCTTGTAACCAATATAGGTGTAGGTGGATATTCAAACTTGCGTATATTTTTAGATACATGTGTGGAATTAACAAAATCTGCTTATGATTTTGTTTTTGTTGGCTGGACAAGCTATCCAAGACACTACACTTGGTTAGGCCTAGAGCCATACGATTGCACTAGGGTATTTAAAGCTGGTCACGATCTATTGCCGTTTCATGGTAATGATTTATCATTTAGTGATAAATTTTTACATAAACTGCGAGATGATTTATGTTTGATCAGTAATGCACATTACGATATATTGGATATTGTCAGATATGTTAATATTCTCTCAACCTTGGCCAAGTCCAAAAAAACAAAAATTTACTTTTTAAACAATTATTGTCATTGGGATAAAAACTTTTTTAAAAAAAAATCAAAACCAATCAAATCAAACTCACTTACAAAATATACAAACACTATTTTAAATTCTTATAACAGAAACGACGATCAAATAAATTTATTATACGATAAAATACACAATGATTATCAGTCCGTTGGCGGTATACAAGAACAATTATGGCTCAATTTGTATCAACCTATGGTTAGTATGTTAATAGACCTTGGCAATGATAATTCACACCCTGGCCCTTTATCTCATGAATCTTATGGCAAATTTCTATCAAATAAATTAAGAATTTTGAGCAGTAAAGACTAGCACAGGTCAATATCGTGTGCCCTAGACCTGGTTGAAATATACACAGGGACGGAAGCCTCGTCGCCGCAACGAGCACTCAACTACTACCCTTCGGGATGAAGATCGCAAACGCCGCGATTTAGTTGTTTGAATAGGATTGATAAGGCTAAAAAGACGTGCAAGCGATTGCACACGTTTGTATACCACGCTAGTATGTTGTGTACAAATCGCCGTTGTGATAAGAACGGAGCTCGAGGTACCGGACAACCGCCTCTGTAATGCTCTAATACTAGTGACTATGCGACTCGGATGAAGCATATAATTTTTGCCCGCCCTGGGCAAAGAGTGACCAATTAATCTGGATGAAACCTAAAAAAACATTGATGAGCGCAAGCGAAATCAATAGACTAACGCAGTTAGTCTTACCAGAATGGCATTCCTGATTTCTTGGCAGTTTCTAAATTGTCTTTGATAATTTCGTTTATGATACGTCGATCTTCGCTGCCCAACATCATGGCATCGTTGTAATTCAATCCGCCGCGCATGTACCAGCACATTCTTAGTAGGTCTTCTTTGATGTCTTTGACTTGTTTTTCGTAGCTCTTAACTAAACCTAAAATACCTTCGGCGTCAAGTGTCAAGAGCTGTTGGCGAAAAAACTTGCATAGTCAAATGTCAATGAAACGTCGTAGGTTTTAGAACAGTTTTCGCAAGTGCCGGTTTGAGGTTTGATTGCACCTTGCTGACTAAGTTCAAGTATGCGTTCTTGTAGTTTTTTACAAATTTCTGAATCACAGTTCAAGTAAAACTCTTTGATGTATTCTGGTTCGGAGACTATGGAGCCACTGTCAACCAGTTCAATAAATTCTGTGCTGTCTACCAGCAGCTTGGCGTTGAGATCAACCAATCGGCCAATATGGTGTTTATACGCAGTAACTTTGACTTGATCTTCGCTGCCGTCAACCACAATGTTTTCTAACATGCGTTGTTGTTCATAACTGATCTTGCTGGTTTCATTTAAACTTGCGTAGGTTTGTGGCTTGATTTTTATTCTAATTTTTTCGTGTTCTAGTTTGCGATTATAATCTGGACACTGAATACCATCTAGATATCCGGTGAGTGCAACATCAAATCTGTTTTCTGTTTCGCAGTGCGGGCACTTGGTATCAATGCCCATGGTGTCGCCATAAGATGCTATTCTAATTGCAATCAATATGGCATCCACGTCTGTGCTGGGAATCTGCCAGGCATCTGTGATGTGCGGGCAGCAGCTTTCGATCACATCTACAACACCTTGCCCATTTAACAGGGCATCGGGTGTTTTTAACATGATCTCGTCTTTGGCAGTCATTGGATATATTGGCAACTCGTGAGTCTTGGGCATGTCCAACCCTGCCAGCCAAAAGTCTCCGTTGCTGGGTAATTTGAGATAAATTGCCGGTTGTCTAAAATGAGCTCGCAATGGATTGAGAGGTTTTTGATCCATTTTTTGATTCCTATAAATAATTGATAATACTATATTTATAGGCAGAAAACATGGCTGATCCACAAATTCAACAGTTACTACAGACATTTGGACAATTGACCGGTGCAGCCGGCAATGCCAGAGCATCATTGACCGGTGCCAGCGCGGCCATGGCCCGACTGCGCGACCAGATGCAACGTGGCACAGGCACAGTGCAAAGTCAAACAGCGGCATTACAAAGTTCAATTGCACAATTTGGAGCCCTAACAGAAAGCGTTCAAAAATCTAAAGCAGGACAAGACCTACTGGCACAACAGGCACAGGCAGCAGCTGAAATTTTTAAAAATTCTGCAGGAACAATGTCGGCCGCGCTACTCAAAGGTGGTCTGACAGAAGCTATATCTTTTGTAACCAAACAAATGTACACTGCCATTGGCAGTTACCAAGAAGGCGCCTCGGGAATTCAAACAGCATTTAACATGCAGAATGCAGCATTGGAAAGTCAAATTTCCATGTTGGACAAACTGACTGCAGGTGCCGAAATGGCAGCAACCACTCTGGCTTTGATACCCAATCCAATAGCCAGACTCACTGCCGGAGTTGCAGCAGGTGTAGGAGCACTGGCTGGTTTTGCCAAAAATTTGAGTGTTGAGCAGCAAAAAGGTTTGCAAGCTTTAAACAAAGAAGTCAGTATCACAACCATGTCGTTTGATGTCATGACCAAAAACGGAGTGTTGCTTGGTGGTGGCATGGCTCAGATGCGGGAAACTGCTGGTGATCTGCGCTTGAATCTAAATGAATTCTCACAAGTTGTTACAAGAAGCAGGAAAGAATTGGTTGACTTTGGAGGCTCTGCAGCAGGCGGAGTT